CACCTCGATGCTTCTGTGTCGATAAAACGCTCAGTACGGAATCCTCCGTGCTGCCGATCCAAAAGGGAAGGGGTTTCTCGTTGGAACATCGAGCAACTACTGCGATTGTGGAATCAGACCCTGAAGCTTCGGACTGGTTCTACTGGGAGTACCCAGCAGGCAATCCGAACGTCAGGCGTCCCACTCGCATCATTGCTCAGCGGTCCGTTGACACCGAATCCCACCAGGTGAGTAACCTGGGTAAAGGAGGCGATGTTGGTGGACCGTTCTTCTCGTACAGGCAGTCGTACAAGGACAGCGGTACCGGTCCTTACACGCTTAAGGGGTATCTCTACCTCAGCCGCGGTAAGGTTTACGCAACTAGTGGGAGTTTTTCGCCCACGAATTGGCCGGTTAGTGTTGTCCCTACTCCAACTCATGTTCTACATGGGCTGGGGACTACTGCTATCGCGAGAACTGTTCCTACCAATCCTGTCGCGGGTGCCGCGGTCGCCTTGGGCGAACTGAGAGAGGGCTTGCCCTCTCTCATCGGTTCATCGCTTCTGAAGCCTCGGATGAAACAACTCCGAGACATTCAGAAAGAAAACGCTGATCTGGCGAAGCGTGGGTTCAAAAACCGGAAATCGGCCAAGAACTTCACTCCAACCAAGAACGCTGCTTCCGACCTGGGGAAAGAAAATCTCAATCTCCAGTTCGCGGTGAAACCGCTCCTAAGCGACCTACGCAAATTCGCGCATGCTGTTCAACAGGAAGACAAAATCCTGAAGCAGCTACGGCGCGACTCATCTCGAGTCGTGCGCAGGAGGTACGAGTTTCCGGACGAGGTAGTAACCACGGAGACCGTTACTCCCGGTGCGTTCTGCACCGCGGGTCTCTCGTATTACTATGGCTCCAAACCACGAGAGCTTGTGTCCACTACCACCACTACAACCAGGACCTGGTTTAGTGGAGCATACACCTACTACGTCCCCGAACCGGGAACGATCGCAGGTGCATTGGCAGAGGCTAACAAGCTCTACGGCACCCGGCTTACGCTGGATACCGCGTGGAACCTAGCTCCTGGGTCGTGGGCCCTCGATTGGTTCACGAACACGGGCGATGTCGTCAAAAACATCACCGCGTTCACCAACGATGGTCTAGTGCTTCGCTACGGTTATATCATGCGTCACACCAAAAAGGTGCGCACTGATACGTGGCGTGGCTCCCTCATGATAAATGGGGTCGACACACCGGTTGAGACTTCTCAGTCATGGACCGCTGAGGTCCGTCAGAGAGTCCCAGCTTCCCCTTACGGGTTTGGCGTGGATGAGCTTTCGCTCTCCCCGCGTCAACTCGGGATCATCGCGTCGTTGGGCCTCACAGCCCGGCGATAGACCCTTTAGTGGGGGTCGCAGCGGAACAAATACGGCAGATATCCTGTCGTCATAACAACAGAATACCCAACCAAAGGAGTTCCCCGCATGTTCTCAGACCCGC